GGTGCCGCCGGTGCCGCCAGGGTTGCCGCCGGCCGCGCCACCCGCGCCAACAGTGACGGGGATCGTCTGGCCGGGGGTGACGTCATACCAGCCGATCGAGGTCTGGCCGGCGCTGCCGCCGCCCGCGCCCCCGTTGACTGTCGTCTGCCCGCCGCCGCCGCCGCCGCCCGTGACGGTCGCCCTGACACGAAAGATGCCATCCGGCACGACGAAGCTGCCGGACCCATCGAAGCGCTGCATGTTCTTGCCGATCAGGGCGAGAATGGCGTCGGTGAGCTGCGCGTCGTCGTCTTCATCGAGCGTCATGCCGACCAGCTCGATCGGGTGCGCCAGGGTTTCCTGAACCCCGTTGAACCATTCGTTTCCCGGCACTGTCGGCGGAAGGCCGGCCACCGGGTCCCCGCCCGTGAAATAGCCCGGCGTGCCAGGCGAAGCGGGCGGCGGCGGCCGCACCGCCACGGCTGTTGAGCGAGTGACGCGCTGCATCATGCCACCTTGATCAATGTGATGGATCGAACGTGCCGTTCCCCGGCCGTGACCGCGGCGGCCGGCCAGTCGAAGGCCACCCCGAGGCCGCCGATGGCGGTCGCGCTGGCCTCATAGGTCGTGCCGGTGATGCTGACGGTGCCGGCCGAAACGGTCATGTCGTAGGTGCCGTCAGGCATGCCGAGGATGAGTTGCTCGGACTCGCTCGGCTCGACCAGCAGGCCGCGCAGCCCGTATTGCGGCACGCTGTTCGCCACCGAGCGGTTGGCGAGCGTGGCCAGCGGCACCGAATCCGTGAGGTAGGACAGGCCCGGATTCACGACCGGGAAGCCGATCTCGACATCCCAGTCATGCACCAGCCCGGATGCATTCGCGATGTTGAGCCGCAGCAGCGCGGAGGCCGTGGTGCCGCCGTTCAACGTGCGCTGCACGCGCAGCGGGCCGGAGGCGAAGGTGCGCGCGCCGATCGCCGCCGAATTGTTGATTTCCGTCTGCGCCCCGCCGCCGGTGTAGCCGACGATGGCCAGGGTCGAGGTCGTCGGCGCCGGCGCCGTGTTGCCCGCGCCGACGCGCACCACCTCGACATGCGCCTCCCCCGAAAAAGCGTTGCCCGACACGCCGGGGATGTCGCCGACCAGCGCCGTGCGGATCTGCGGAAAGGTGCTGCCGGATGACGTGCCCTGCACCCGCCAGCGCGTGAAGAAGATGCCGTCCCGCACGCCCGAGGCCAGGAAGGTGGGCGTGACGCCGGACCCGGCCACACCCTGCCAATTGGCCGGCGGGTTGCCATCCCCCCACGGGTTCGGCACCTGGTTGTAGGTGAGCGCCGGGTTGTAATCCAACCGCCGCACATTGGCCGCGGCGGATTGCGTCTTGCCGCGATAATCCGTGTAGTTCGCCGCCCCCGGCCGCAGCAGCGTGCCGCCGGCGGGCAAGCCGATGAGTAAGCTCCAGAGCCGCCGATACGTCGTGAAGATCGGCACGGTATGGGCCGGCGCGATGCGCCGCACGGTGCATTGGTGGGCAAGCCCGTCGCCGATCGCCGAAAAGATCGTCCAGGCGAAGGCCCAGGCTTCATCGTAGACCGGGTATTCGCAGTGGTCTTCGCAGGTGTGCGGGCGGTGCTCGGTGATCGAGGCCGTCACGCCATAGCCGGCGACGATCTGTTCAATGGTCGGCAAGGTCGGCGTGCGGCCCTCGATGATCTTGGACAGCAGGATGAGCCGGCGCGCGGCCTTGTCCGTCACCTCCGGGTTGCACAGGTCCGGCAGGCCGTAGGCGGCTTCCCAGTCCTCCAGCAGTTCATCGGTCAGGGCCGGGTCGCTTTCGACCTCCGACAGATCCCCGGTGCGGGCGTGCTGGCGGGCCTGTGCCGTGGCGATGCCGGCGAGCAGCTTGGTCAGCATCGCGTCCGGGTCGCGCGGCCAGGCCGCGCCACGCGGCAGCAGCGCCTGCAACGCCGGCAGGAAGTCATCCGCATCCAACCCCGCGATCGTCATGCGAAGGTGACCGTGCCGAGCGTCGCCAGCGCGCCGGCCGCCTGCGTCACATCGGACGAGGGCACGGTCATGGTGTGCCAGTCCTCACCGGCCGCGCGGGCGATGGCCTCGATCAGGCGGGATCGATGGATGATGCCGCCCGGTGCCGCGTCACGCCTGATCTGCGCGGCGAGTTCCACGCCGATGGCGGCGCGCACCGCGGCCGTGTCGGGGCTCAGGCCGGTGATGGTGACGTTGATCGGCGCCGGGGTGGGCGAGAAGACGACGCAATTGGCGGTGACCGGCCGGCGCGCGTCGATATAGGCCTGCACCGAGGCGACATCCCCCGACAGCGGGAAGATGTCGTCGCGCGCATCCATGACGAAGGCGACGTCCACCGTGCCCGGGCCGCGGTTGAGCGGCAGGCACCAGGCGCGGGTGACGCCGGTATTCGCCAGCGCCCAGGCCACATAGTCGGTGACCGACCCGCCGGTTGGCGGTTCCGACAGGCGCGCGCGCAGGCGGTCGCTCAGGGCGTCGTCGGTTTCCTCGGGCCCGCCGCCCGTCAGCGCGCCGGCATCGACCGTGGCGGTGCCGTTCACGCCGGGGATGGCGGTGACGAAGGTCAGGGCCGCGCCGGCATCGAGGTTGCCGGCATCCCCGGCCACGACCGCCAGCACGTCCAGTTCGGCGGTGCCGCTGGCGATGGTGGCCGGGGCCGTGGCGGCATAGGTGGCGCCGTCACTGCGCGTGAGCGTGGCGCCGGCGGGGATGACGCTGCCATTGGTGCCGGTGGCGATGACGATGCCGCCGGCCGCCGTGGCCGGCTTGCGCGCGAGGCCGGCGATGCGGCACCAGCGGTCGAGATACGCGCCCTGCGCCGTGGTCGGGATAACCTGCCGGGCGATGAAGTCGAGGTAGCCATACTGGTGATGCGCCAGCGCGGCGAAGGCGTGGGCGAGCACCGTGGACAGGGAGCGGCGCAGGACCGGGTCAACCCCCGTGAGGGCGCCGGCGATATCCGCCCTGGTTTGCAGGCGCAGGGCCGACAGGGTCGGGCGTTCGAAGCTCACCGGGTCGCCTCCGCATTCCATTGCAGCGTGAATTCTTCCCGCGCCGTGCGGCCCGCGACGCGGCGTTCGACGACGACCGTCAGCCGCAGCTGGTCCCCACGGTCCCCGGCCCATATGGCCGAGGCGTCCACCGCCGCCGCGACGCCATCGGCGACCATCCAGGCCAGCGCGTCCCGCGCGTAGGCTTCGGCCCGGCGGCGGGTTTCCTCGGTCCGCTTGGCGCGCACCAGCAGCCACAGGCGGGAGCCGATCGGGTCGGCGGCCTCCCCTTCGATCGGCGTGTCGCCCCACCAGCCGCGACGGTCGTCGGTGCCGTCCGGGATGTCGTCATCCGGGCGGGCCAGGGCGTCGGTGAACAGGCTGATAAGCACGGCGGTGCGCAGGCCGGCATCGGCCACCAGGTCCCCCTTGGCGACGGCGATGTCGGCACGGGCCAGCAGCGGGTCCCAGACCAGGGCGATGTCGGTCATGCCGGGCCCGTGGTGTTGCTGCCGCCGGTCTCGACACCGCCATGGATGTGGGTGTTGAGGTTCACGCCCGGCCCGGTGAGGGTGAGCGTGCCCGACACATCCATGTCGCCGGTCACGGTGACCTTGGGTGCGGTGATCTCGACATCCCCCGCGCTGACGATGGTCACCTTCAGCGCGCCGGAGATGGTCACCCCCTCCCCGTTCATCACCACCTGCTGGCCGCGCTTGTCGCGCAGCGCGATGTCCCCGGCGGAGAGGCCCGGGGCGCGCAGGCGGGCGTCATCCGCCTGCAGGGCCACGAGGTGGTCGGGGCCGCCGATCTGCAGCACCACCACATCGGCGCCGGCCTCCGGCACGGCCGTGATGCCCATGGGTTGCGGGATCTCGACACGGGTGCGCAGCTCGCCGTCGGCGTTCTCGATCTCGGCCAGGACACGGCCGCCGCGCACGCGGGCGGAGCGCACCTTGCCGCGTGAAATCATGTCGGTCATGGCAGCCTTCCCGAGCCCGCGATTGCATCGTTCCAGGACCCGCCGCCCGCGCCGCGCCTGCCGGTGCGGGCCGGCCGCAGCGGTTCGGGCAGCAGGGCTTCCTTCGGCGTCAGGGTCAGGCGGGTGCGGCGCCCGTCCTCCCCCAACGTGAATTCCGTGCCGATCACCAGCAGGTCGTGGTCCAGCCGCAGTTCATCGGCCTTGATCGCCACCAGTTCATTCAGCCGCCACAGCGCGCCATCGTCCTTGCGCCACCCCAGCGCCGTGGCTTCCACCTGCAGGGACTTCGCCCGCGCCGTCGCCGCCGCCCACACGGCGCGCTGCTGCGCGAAGGCGGTGTCGCCGGCCCCTTCGGCACGGAAGATCTTGGGGCGGTTTCGCGGCACGTCCGGGTCGGTCGCCACGCCGGTGACGGAAACCTGCACGCCGGCGTTCGGCTGCTCGGCTTCCTCGGCATCATCCGTGTCGCCATCCCCATCGCGGGCGACGGCGGCGCCGGTCTGCCGCTGCGTCATCGAGACATAGCGGCTGAAGCGCTTCGACACATCGATGCGAGCCGAGACGGCGAGCAGGTTGCGCCCGAGCTCGAGGCTGCCGGCCGCGCGCCGTTCCCCCGCGCGGGTCAGCACCAGGCGACCCTGTTCGTCGTCATGGCACACGACGCCGCGCAGGCGGCCGAGGCGTTCGATGGTTTTCCAGGCGGTGTCGGTCTTCTCCTTCGCCTCGACGCCGAAGGCCGCGCCCTCCGGTGCCTCCGTCACCACCTCGATGCCGAAGGGCTGCGACAGGGCGCGGGCGATGGCGGGCAGCGTGGCGCCGCGGAATTCGGTGCCGCGCAGCTCGGGCGTGCAGTCCACCAGGTCGCATGTCTTGCTGCGGCCCCGGATGCGCACACGGTGCTGCTTCGCGTCGATCTCGGGCTCGACGACATCGACATAGCCCTTCAGCACCGGGTCCCCGCCGAGGCGGAGATCGACCTCGCCGAAGGGCAGGATGCGCCAAGCCTCGGTGCGGCCGGGCCAGCGCTCGGTGACGGTCAGGTCGAAATCCCCGGCGGCGCGGTCCATGGAGCGGGTGACGCGGAAGTCGGTCCAGCCGGCGTAGATGGCGCCGCCGATGAGGAGTTCGACGGTGTCACCCATCGCGCAACATCCTCCCCTGCCCCGGCATGAACAGCGGGTGCGGCACCGCGTTCAGCGCCACCAGCGCCTCCGCCTGCCCGGCCGCGCCATACAGCCGCTGCGCCAGCGCCAGCGCCGGCAGGCCGCCCGGCAGGGCATAGGCGGCGATGCGCGGCAGTTGCGCGGCGCGGTCCGTCAAATCCGCCTGCACGGCGGCCGCCAGCGCGCGCCAGGCCACGTACAGCGCGTCCTGCCCGGCATCGGCCGCCGCATCCCCGCGTTGGTCGATCAGGCCCAGCAGATCATCCCGCGCGGCCAGGGCGGCATCCGCGCTGGGCCACGCCGCCTGGGACGCCGCCTGCGCCGCCGCCAGGGTGGCCGCGTCCATCGCCAGCCCATGGGCCGCCGTCAGCGCCGCCTGTTCCGTCGCATCCGCGCTGGCGGGCATCGGCAGGCCGGCGGCGGTCACCAGCACGCGGAACGGTTCGGCCGCCGGTTCGGCGTCGGATCGGCTGGCGATGGCCACGCCGTCATCCAGCACCGCGACCGCCAGCGGCACCGCCGCCACCACCGCGAGGTAGGGCGCGGTCAGTGCATCGGCGGCGCTCGCCGGGTCGGTGAACGGGTCGTCGGCGAGCTTGCCGATCGCATCGATGATGCCGGTCACCTCGTACAACGGCAGGGCCAGCAGCCCGTCCGTCAGGTCCGACACCAGATCCCCGGCGAAGCCCAGCACGACGCCCTGCGCGAAGCCCAGCAAATCCCCGCGCGCGGCGGTGACGATGGCATAGGCGGTCTTGGCCAGGGTCAGCACGCGCTTGGCGGTGCTGATCACCTGTCCAAACGTGTCGGTGCGCTGGGTCGGGCTCGCTTCCTCGCCGGCATCCACGAAGGCGAGGTCGAAGGTCGCGGTGCGGCCTTCCTTCATGCTCTCCCGCAGGGAGACCGTGAGGCAGCGGACCTGCTTTTCCCCCAGGAAGGGGTGGACCAGCGTGCCTTTTTCCCCGCTGTCGACGCAGGCGGCGTACAGCGCGTCCCGCGCGGCGAAGTAGTCATCCCCCAGCACGTAGCCGGTGATGCGCCATTGGTGGGTGGCGCGGCCGAGATCCTCGGTGAAGCCGGTGTCGCGCAGCGGGTATTCGTTGGCGACGACACGCCGCCCTCCGTCGGCGTTGTGGTCAATGACGAAGAAGCCGACGCCGCGGAAGGAGGCGGGGCGGAGGCCGGCGCGCCAGCCCGAACCGGCGGTGCCGGCCGCGAGCACGCCGCCGGCGAGGGATTGGGCGCGGCCGAGGAGGTCGGACATCAGAAGGCGCCCATGGTGGCGTAGCCGACGTCGAGTTCGGGCGCCTGCACGCCGCTGCCGCGGGTTTCCGCCTGCACGCGGGCGCCGGGCGGCACGTTGTCGAACGTCATGTGCAACCGCACCTCACCCTGCGGCGCGGCGGTGGCGCCGCCGCCGGATTGCGGCCGATACAGCGGCTGGTAGGCGGGCTGCCCCGTGTCGGGGTCCAGCGCCGGGCCGTCATAGAAGCCGCCCGCCCTGCCCCGGCCGCCGAAATTCCGCGCCCGTTCCGCCTGCGCCTCCGGGCTGAAGGCGGGGTTGGTGCCGTTGCCGGGCATGAGGGAGGCCAGCGCCTCCGCGCCCGCGATCACCGCGCGCACGATCGGGCCGATCACCGCCCAACCCGCCGTGAAAGCGCCGGAGATGCCGGACCACAGGCCGGTGAAGAAGTCACCAATCGGCTCCCACACCTCCATGATGCCGCGCGCGATGGCCGCGAAGATGCGCTGCGTTTCCTGCATCTGTTCGGAATTCACGAAGCGGTCCCAGCCGGCGCTGATCCCGTCCCAGATGCCCTGGAAGAAGCCGACGATCCCGTCCCAGTGCAGGTAGATCAGCGCGGCGGCGGCGGCGATGGCGGCGACGGCGGCGCCGATCGGGTTGGTCAGCAGCGCGGCCGTCAGGGTGGTGATGGCGAGCATCAGCGGGCCGGTGATGACGGCGATGACGCCGAAGATTACGCCACGCCAACCGCCGATGGCGTTGAAGACGCGCTCCGCGATTGTCAGGAACCGCTCGAGACCCTCCCGCACCGCGCCGAAGTCGATCTGGCGGAGCCATTCGGCGACGCCCTGCACCCATTCGGCGACCTTGGTTGCGACCAGGTCCCGGTTGGCGGCGACCCATGACGCAAGCTGCGAGAACAGCGGCGCCAGCACCGGGGTAAGCCGCACCGCGATGGCATCGCGCACGCCGATCAGGCTGTGGCGCACCTCATTCATGCTGTCGCCCACGGCGTCCAACGAATCGACGTTGCCGCCGGTGATCTGCCCGTTGAGTTCCCGCCAGCGCTGCTGCTGCTCGCGCAGCGCGTCCGTGCCCTGCGCCAGCACCGCGACCAGCGGCCCACCGGCGCGCCCGAAGGCCGTCATGGCGATGCGCGTGCGCACCGCGCCGTTCTCATTACGCTGCATCGCCTGCGCGAGCTGCGGCAGGATGGCGGCGGCCGAGCGGACCTGGCCGTTGCTGTCCCGCACACTGATCCCGAGGCGGGTGAACAGGCCGGCGAGGTCCTGGTTCCTGCCGGCCGCGACATCGGCGATGCCGCGGTTCAGCCGTTCCATCGCGCCGGTGAATTGCTCGCCGCTCACCCCGCCTTGTTCGAAGGCGAAGCCGAGGGATTGGATATCCTCGACCGACATGCCGAGCCTGGCCGAGAGGTCGGACAGGGCGCCGCCGGCATCGACGGCCGCGTTCATCGCCGCAACCAGGCCGACGCCGACGCCCGCCGCCGCGCCGCCCGCGATGGCCGCAAAGCGCGTCGCGGTTCCGGCCAGGGCCGCGAAGCTGCGCTGCACGCCAAGCGCCGAGGCCGTGATGCGCTGCATGCCGGACATGCCGGCGATGGCGCGCAGGCGGGTGGCGATGACGGCGAGCGGGCCGCCGGTGCGGTCGAGCACCGAGATGATCGCTTCGAACCGCCGGCTGGTGGTGCCGCTCATGCGCTGTTGCCTTGCGGTTGGGCGCGGCGATGCGCTCCAGCCCGGCGGGGCGCCGGGAGAGTGCATGTGCGCGGTTGTGGTGATTGGCCGGCGGGGCTCAGGCGGCGCCCATCGCCTTTTTGATCCGTATCGCCTGCCGGTGATGTTCCCACATCTCCGTCAGGTCGAGCGCCATGACGTATTCGATGTCGCCCCAGAAATGCGCGACGTCGAAATAGGCGTCGATCACGCCTTCGGGGTTGCCTGGTCCCCCGGCGCCACCCCGAAAAAACCCAGCACGACGCCCATCGCGGTGAAGAAATCCACCGGCGAGAGCCGGTCCACCACCGAGGGCGGGATGCCGCCGAGGTTGGCGATGTAGCGATGCACCACCGCGGCATCGGTGATGATGCTTTCGTCGCTGCTGCTCATGCGGAACGGCATGCCGGTCACCCGGATGTCCTTGCCGTTGGGCTTGCGCAGCGTCAGGGCGGTGAGCGTCTCGCCATGCGCCTCGATCGGCGTGGACAGCGGCACGAAGCCGGGCGGATGGGCCGGCGCAGCATGGTCGGTGGCGTCATCGGTCATCGGTCAGATCTTCCTGCACGTCAGGCCAAAGAACATCACCGTCGCTTCCGCGTCGGTGGCGTTCAACTTCAGCTCCCCGGCCTGGAACGCATCGGCCAGGACATAGACGGCCCCGGAGGCCAGCTCCGCCGTCACTGTCTTGCCCTTCCAGCCGGCCACCTTGGTGAGGTCGAGGTCCTTCCCCACCGTGACCTTGGCCGAGATGGAGGGCGCCTTCGGCGTTTCCTTCCAGCCATGGACGCCATCCAGGCCGAGGATCGGCTCCCGCGTGAAGGTCGTGGGGTCGATCTCGAGCTCGCCCTTCAACGCGAGCTGCTCGCCATCCACCTTGAGGTAGGCCGTCCCGGCCTCCCGTTGCATCGCCATGGGTCAGGTCCCTTTTCCGAGGTTGTGCCGCATCCCGCCGCCGCTCAGGACCGGAACTGCGTCAGCACGGCCAGGATGCGCAGGCCGTTGACCAGGTTCGGCGCGTACAGCACGTCGAGCCGGCTGGTGTCGTTCAGGTTGCGCAGCACGATGGTCGCCGCGGCGAAGCCATCGGCATCCTCGACCAGCCCTTCGGCCTCCATGATCGAGTAATGCGCGACCAGTTCGGCCTTGACGCTGGACGGCGTGACGATCGGCAGGCCGGGCCCGAAGCGCGTGCCGTCATCGGCCAGCGTCGATCGGGCGAATTTCTGCGTCACCGCCCCCTTCAGCCGGCGGATCACCGCCATCAGGGTGAACAGCGTCTCGACATCGAGGTACGACTGATCCGCCGCGCCGAACTTGTTGACGCGATAGGTGGTGACCATGCGCAGGATCGAGGCCGACCCGTCCGACCCGAAGGTCGCCAGCGCGATGCCGGACGAGAGCAGCGATTGCTGTTCCGTCAGCAGGAAGCGTTGCCCCGTGGGCGGCGCCAGCACGCCATAGATGGACAGCGTCTGCAGCGGCCGCGCCGGGCCCGCCTTCAGCGCCACGGCCGAGGCCGCCGCCGAGGCCGCGGCCCACACGGCGGGGCAGGTCGGGCTCTGGTTCACGCCCAGCACCGAGACATGCTGCCCGTTGCGCGTGCCGCCCAGCGTCAGCAGCGTGCCCGACGTGCCGCGCGCCGAGGTCCACACATGCCCGTAGATCTGCTTGGCGTAGGACCAGCGGCCCGAGACGTCGTTCATCAGCGTGTCGAAGGCGGTCAACGCCGTCCCGGTCGCCCAGGGCATCACGATGAAATCGAAGGGCTCGTCGGCCAGCATGGTGGCGAGCGTCGTCAGGTCCGGGTCCCCGCTGCCCGTCACGCCGGCGGCGATGGTGAGCCCCACGCCGGCCGGCAGCGCCTCCCCGCCCGCGCGGCCGTAGTAGGAATGGCGGACATCGATGTCGTTGCCGCAGGTGCCGGCGTTCTTCGCGGTGAGCGTGACGACCGCCGAGGCCGCCGCCGCCGTCACCGGCAGGGAGGTATCGGCGGTGATCGCCGCCGCGATGGACGTGGCGATGGCTGTGGCGGCATCGGCCGCGCCCACGCCCACCTGCACCAGCTTGCCGGCGACATACAGCGGGATGGTGCCCGCCTCCGTGGCCGGGCCGGTGACGGTGACGGTCTTCGTCGCCTTCACCCCGGCGCCGGCATCGGCGAGCGGCAGGATCCAGACCTCCCCCACCGTGTCATTGTCGCGCCAGCCCTTCATCATGCGGGCGATCTGCGAGCCGGCGCCGCACAGCTCGGCGACCTGGTCGGCCGTGGGGACGTAGGTGAGTTCGGCCGGCGTGCCCGCCACGGTCTTCTGGCCGATCAGCAGGGCACGCTGCGTGACGGTGCTGGGCCCGGCGCGGGAATTGTCGAATTCGGCCCAGAACAAGGGCACGCGCAGATCCGCCGGGATCGTGCTGAAGCCGATGCTGCCGCTCATGCGTGCGCTCCTATCAGGACTCAGGGAAGGTGATGGTCAGTGGGTCGGCTTCGGCCCGCCCATCCGGCCCGCGCGGGCGCGGCGGCGCGGCGGGCGGCGGGAATGGGTCGATGGCCGGATAGGGGCCGCTACGGTCGGCCGGGTCGATCGCGTCGATCACGATGCGGGCCGTCGCCAGGGGCGGCAGGCCCTTCGGTTCGAAGGTCTCGGTCATTTGCAGGTCGAGCGTGATCACCTGCTCGCCGACAATCTGGTCGCCCTCGGCGGAAAGCTTGCGGGCCATGTCCATGCCGGTGATCTCCTCCGGAATGGCGACGAAGGTCGGGTCTTCCAGCAGGGCCTCATCCACCGCGGCCTCAAGCTGATCCAGCGTGGCGTCGACCAGTTCGACTGTCAGGCCCTGGGCGCGCAGGTGGATCGCGATGGACACGATGGCGCGGAATTTCGGCGCGGACATGCCGCCGCTCAGCGTCGTGCGGCGCACGCCGTTCACATAGACCAGGCCGGCCGGCATGGCGCCGGCATCGACCAGCCCGGCACCCGGCAGCGGCCAGGCGCGGGACGGGTAGACCCGGCCCTGCAGCGCCGCGATCGGGCGCAGGCGGTCGACGACGGCGTCGCGGAGGTCGGCGCGGGTGGTCATGGCGCGAATGCCGGCGCACGGCCGCCCAGGACCAGCAGCGCGCCGCCAGTGCCATCCAGCTGCACCTGGGTGACAACATAGTGCAGCACCACATCCACCGGCGACGGCGCCTGGTCGAAATGGACCGCCTCACCATGCCGGATGCGCACCTGCACGGCATCGCCCTCGCGGGGTGTCCCCCACTCCGCCACGGCGATGCCGAGCTGCGAACGGCTGGCCGAAACCGGCGCGCCGTCCCCATCCATCCCGATTTCGAGATGCAGCCGGTCGAAGATGCCGCGCCGGGTAGCGGCGACGCCCGCGACCGACATAGACAAGACCCTGACCGCGAAGGCGTCCATCGCGCCGCCGTGCAACTCGTCCCCGAATAGGGATTCGAACGGCGCGGCCGTGCCGGGTGTCGTCGGCTCGGGCGCGTCGCTGACCGGCAGGCCGGATGGCGGGAAATTCGCGGACATGGGGCGGCTTCAGCGCGTCAGGTGCGCTTGCCGCGCAGCAGCACTTCCGGCCGCGAGCACAGGAAAAGCGGGTAGGAATAGACTTCCTGCCGCCACCAGGCGTTACGGTCCTTGTCGAAGATCGGGATGACATAGGCCGGCTTGCCCGGCGTGTTCACCCAATCGAAGGTCTCCGCCGGCGCCAGGACGCGCTGGAAGATGCCGGGCGCGCCCGCCGGGAAGAAGGCGACCTTGTCGGTGCCGACCTTGATCGTGGTGTTGTCGTCGGACCCGCGATAGTTGAACCATTCGATGCCGCCGAAGCGGAACGTCTGGAAGGCGGTGCCCTTGCGCAGATCCTCGGCCGCCGCCCAGTTCAGATAGGTCTGGTCGACTTCCTTGTGGGTGGTCAGGTTGTCCCAGAAGGCATCGCCGCACATCGCCATGACGCGGGACTGCGTGTTGAAGGCGCCCTTCGCGGCGCGCGCCATGGTGCGCACCACGCCGTTGCACAGCGTGCGCAGCGCGCCCGCCGCCGGGGAAGCATTGTCGAGGTCGAAATCGATCTCGGCCGGCTGCGAGATGCCGAATTCGGTGAACCAGTTGTAGATGGTGGAACCCGTGGCATCGAGCACGATGCCCTGCACGGCGCCCAGGCGCATGAATTCCCAGGTGTATTCCACGCTCGACAACAGCCCGGTCGGGCCGTTCAGCCGGCGGGCCACCTCGGCCTGCACCTGCATCATCTCCGATTCCTGCCCGAAGGCGCGGACGGACTGGATTTCGTCGGCGCGCAGCGTGTCGCCCACGGCGATGCGCGGCACCTCGAAGTAGCGCATGCGGCGCTTCTCGCCCTGGCGCTCGGTCGCCGGCGCGCCGCGCGGCGAGGTGGGCACGACCACGAGGGTGCCGTCCCGCTCCTCGACCGCTGCGGCCTTGTCGCGGATCGGCACGTCGGTGAACAGGTCGAGCTCACCGAGCCCAGTGGGGTTGAACGGGTTCCGCTCGACCGCCGACGTCATGGACATCGTCGTGAACGGATCCTGGCGGAAGACGTCGAGCGTCGCCATGGCGGGTGGTTCTCCGTGAGGGTGAGGTGCGGCCGACAGTGGCGCGCGGTGCGATACGCGCCGGGTGCGGCGCGCCGTTCAGGAAGCCGCCGGGATCAGCGGCCGATGATGCCGACCGTGGCGAGGTCCACGAGGCCGGCGGTCTTGTCGGCATCGACGGCGGCGGCGAACCAGAGCAGTTCGGCCTTGGCCACCTCGGCATCGCGCGTGATGGCCGTGGCCTTCAGGTCGCCGGTCGCCGGCACCGTCACGTTGTCGTACAGGATGGCCTTCGCAGTCTCGGTGCCGTCCGAACCGACATTGTCGTATTCGACATACTTGCCGGTGGCGGTGACAAGCGCGAGCACGTGCCCCGCCTTGTAGGTGATGGGTGTGGACCCATTGGACGCGAGCGTGATGACGTCACGCGAGCGCTGGCCATTGGCTTCCGAGACGATGAATTCGCCCCGGTACTGGCCTTCCGTCAGAACAGGCATGGTGGTTCTCCTTCGGGGTTCAGGTCAGCGCGAGACGCGCTTGAAGGCGGCGTCCCAGGACGAGGCCACCTGCGCGGCCGCGGGCTTTTCCCCGCCGCCGGGGTTCAGGCGCGGGTTGTCGGCACCCTGCATCCGTTCATCGAGGCCGGCGCGGCGCCGGCGCCCGCCGCCGCCATCGGCCCGCGCCAGCGCGGCGAGGGATTCAATGGCGGCACTGCGCGGCATGGTGGTGCGGAAGGCGAGTTGCGCGGCGACATCGGCCCGGCCGGCAGCGTGCGGGGAGGCGAAGATCGCCGCGCAGCGGGCGCGTTCCCGGCGGCGGGCCTGCGCGGCGGCGGAATTGCCGCGCATTTCCTCATCCGGGTCGTCCTCGGGCGGGTCCTCGCCCTCGCCTTCCCCGTCACCCTCGGCGTCGGCGGCTTCCTCTTCCGCCTCGGCCTCGGTGCCCTCGCCTTCGGCGGCGGTGTCGGATGCCTGGTCGGCGTCCTCCTCCTCCTCGGCTTCGGGGGCGTCATCCTTCGGCTTGTCGTCCGTCGCCTTGGTTGTGGCGGCGCGGCGCGGGCCGAGGCCGGCGAGGTGGGCGAACGGCGACAGCGCCGCCGCCGCCGCGGAACGGATGCTCATGCTCAGATCCTTTCGGGATGGTGGGGCCGGGGCTCAGCCCAGCGAGGTCACAAGCGCCTGGAACGCCGCGTCGGGCGCCATCACGGCATCGGCGAGGCCGGTCTTCACCGCCGCCCCGTTCAGCGCCGGGATGCAGGCCGCCTGGAGGTCGCGGATGGCCTTGGCGGGGACGCCACGGTTGC